CGAGCCTAGTGCAACACATGGTTCGACCGCATCGAGTACCCTCCGACCTGGCATGTATAAATACAGGGGCTGGAGGAAGGGACGTGTCGGTCTGGATACGCAGTAACTGTTTCTGAATGGCAGCATGGGGTTAAGACCCTTCTACGATGACACCAACAAAGAGCAGGAGAAGATCAGGGAACACCCTTGTCTCTCTTGAGCGAGGACTGCCTACGCGGCAGATATCCGAAGCTCCTCTCCCACAAGTTGTCGTAGCCAACGTAGCCTTACCGGACGTCCACAGTACCAGGCCAGACAACGACCGTCGTGACCATGTGATGTCTATTGCTACAAAACCTATCGCCTCACTTGGCGCTGGCAGGGTTTAAGCCAGTGACCCAGGTTACCATTCCACAAACTGTGCCATGTGGTCCAGGAAGTTCTGCTCTTGCCAGAGCTCAACTACCCGCCGAGGAACAGGCGGAGGATCCAATTCCAACATGGTCAGATTGGGAATGAAGGGTTTACTCGGATGAGAGCTGAACAGGCGATCCCGAGGCAGAGGTTGAGGAAGTTTCCCCGACTGACGCGCCCGTTTCCAAGAACGCGCATTCTGCTGCAGAACCCTAGTGCTTGAAGTGATAGCCCGTCGACGTGTTAGCCCATCAGGGCCCTTCACATCGAGATAGGTATATTCCTTCTCCTGAAACAGGGGTTGAAAATTCAACCAGGCATCAAAGCACAACTTGCCATAGACCTTTTGGAAGGTCTCCTGATCAGACTCCGAAGGGAAGCCGTAGGACACATAGTCCTTCAGCCTCTCCATCACTCGCTGATGCACTTTCCATGGTGCCTCCACAGGTGGTTTCCCTACCGGGAAACGCTGGACCATCTTACCGGTTTTAGGGTCCAACTGGGGAAAGGCGATCTTCTGTGCAACACGAAGATCAAGTTCCGTGACATCCCAACGCGGGTTGATGTCAGGGAGAGGTGGCAAGCCCAAACCACCCCACTCTTCCGGAACGAACCAAGGAAGATTCATCGCTCCATCCAAGATGTCAGCATGGTGACGTAGGAATGCGGAGAACACCTTTCCTCGAAGATCCTGAGGACAGTTCTTGATGAGATCACGACACCGGGCACCTAGTGTTATGTACTCATCTCCTATAGCGTCGGTCCCTACCCCCTCGCCAGATCGCTTCAGGCCATAAAGAAGGCCCAAGTTCACATACGGTGTCTGCCGGAACCAGACTCTCTTCTCCACCATGACCTTTCCTAAAAGGAGGTCTTGTGGATGATCCCTATCAGGGACGAGAATGGTCTCTGCACGAGACAACCGCGTGAAATTTGTTGAATTGATCTGAACGAACCCTCGGTGAAGAAATGTCTTCCCGATGGAAGAGGTAAGACCAGCAAACGCTGTAATCCGCTCCCACAACCTGTGGCCCAGCTTTGTAGTCCTGAATGCAACATCGTCACCATTGATGAGCATAGGACAATCCTTCAAGCGAACCGGTCGACCGACCGAAAGCTCATACGCCCAACGGCATAGAGCGGCATTCGCTAAACAAAGCACGGGAAAGCTAACCACAGATCCCATAAGCTGACCCCTCCGTTGTCCCACAGCAGAGTCGTGGGGTGCCTGACGACTCCGGAGGATAGCATTACCTATGAGGGACTTAACAAAGCAAGTACCTTCATCTTCACTTAACCCACACTGCTTGATCACCTGCCGAGCGATTGCATCAGACACCCAGGAAGCTAGGTTGTCTGTCGCCGCAGAATAATCACCAGAGAGATAGTACTCACCATCTCTCAGGTCCGTGCCAAGAGCCTCTTGCACAGACAAAGCAGTGACTGGGGATCCTATTAGGCGAAATAACTTGTGCCGGTAAAGCACACGCCAAAGGAATTTCTGAAGTGGATGAAGAACTTTCTGCAGACTAGACCGCCCATTTGTGATCACCCGACACTTCAAAGATTCTGCAAGTGCAACGGGGACGACGAACGACTGCTCGTCGGCGGCTTTACGAAGAAGGAGCAGGTACAACCGCTTCGACTCTTCGTCTAATTCTCGACAGTCAACTTCGACTGGAGAAGTCTGCTCTGCTTGTTCCTCAGGTAGCCGGCGTATCAATACGCTCGAACCTCGCGGACGGAAGGTGGTGACATACCTCCCGTCAACCAGTTGCGTGACTCCCTCATCAAACGCTGGAGACCACTCGAGCTTATGCTTCAGCTCAGATCTCAATGACAGCGCAAGACCTCCTTCAGACTTCTTCCGCTCAAAGCACGCGGAGGTCGAAGGAAAGAGGGTCGCAAACCGGTCGCGATCAGTGAACTTTTGCTTTATGAAAAGCTCCTTCACTGTGCGCACAAGTTGTGCTTCCACGGTCTCTTTAGAGAGAACGTAGGACAACCTATCATCACGCGGGTGGTCCTCGGGGAGCTCAAGCTCACCCTCGGCCATCTCAGGGGAAGGAGCAGAGAGGGCAGTGATTGTTTTATCAACTGCCTCCTTTAGCTCAACCTCACCAGGACGCGGACAACCCTTCTTTACTTGCAGAATGGTTGCGAGAAATGCATCTCGTCGGAGCTCCTTCTGGAGCCCCTCCGCACTACCGCGCGCGATCTTTCGCGCAAAGCGACCAGCGTTGCCACAAGCAAGGCA